GTACCGGGTCGAGGCGGTGTGGAGCATTGAGCGGAGCGGCATCCCAACATGCCTAGAGCCTCAATGCGTCGGCAACCCCGGCGGCCTGCCCCCGTTGCTGTTTGACCGGCGCGCGGCTGTTCCGGCGGTGAAGCAGAGCGAGGCACGCAAGGGGTGTTCTAGTTGTGGAAAGGGAGAAGGACTGTGACAACTTGGCGCGTCGATTGTGGGGATTGCCTCGACCTGTTGAAGGCCATGCCGGATTGTTCCGTCGATGCCTGCGTTACAGACGCGCCCTACGGCCTGTCCTTCATGGGCAAGAAGTGGGACTATGACGTGCCATCCGTCGAGGTCTGGGCCGAGTGCCTTCGCGTGTTGAAGCCGGGCGGACACCTGCTCGCGTTCGCCGGGACGCGCACGCAGCATCGCATGGCGGTGCGGATCGAGGATGCGGGGTTTGAGATCCGGGACATGATCGCGTGGGTGTACGGCCAAGGATTTAGCAAATCCCACAACCTAAAGCGACACCCGATATGTTCCTGTAGTGGGAACGCGCTACAATACGGCCATGAAAGCAACTTGCACAACTTGCGGCGTGGAGTTCGACCGTCCGGCGGCTTGGCTGAGGAAGGTCAAGAACCCGATGTGTTCGAGGCGATGCAACGGGAAGGAAAGGGCGAAGGCCCTGCGCCCGTACTGCGGCAACATGAAGGGGCGGAAGCGGACGGACCCGCCGAGGATGGGCGCGGACAACCCGGCATGGAAGGGCGGGCGGTACATCGAGCCGGACAAGGGCTATGTAATGGTTCGGATGCCGGACCATCCGAGGGCGAGGGCGAACGGGTACGTGCTGGAGCACATCCTTGTCGCGGAAGCGATGCTGGGCAGGCCGCTTGCCGAGGGCGAGGAAGTTCACCACATCAACAAGAACCGGGCGGACAACAGGCCGGAGAACTTGAAGGTGTACGCCAGCCATCTGGAACACTGGATGGTGGAACACTACACGGACGTGGCCAGTGCCCGCGATGCGGCAAACTCAAAGCGGAGTACGCGGGGTTTGGCACATCTCTAAAGCCCGCCCTTGAACCGATCACGATGGCCCGCAAGCCCTTCCCCGGCACGGTGGCGGCCAATGTCATGCAGCACGGGACGGGGGCGGTGAACGTGGATGGGTGCCGGGTGGTCCGAGAGACCGACGACCAGAGCGGCTGGAGCCAGTCTGGTAGCAGGGCATCAGAAAACCGGGCGATGAGTGGTGGCAACTACGCGAGAGATGCAAAGCCAGACGCTTCCGGTCGCTGGCCCGCAAACCTGATCCACGACGGCAGCGATGAGGTGCTGGCGGGGTTTCCGGAGACGAAGAGTGGGAACCTGTCACCACACCACAAACTACAGGCCAGCGACAACCGCGCGATGAGCGGACCTAATCAGGAACGCAGTCCCCGGAATGAGTTTGGCGGCGACTCCGGCTCCGCCGCGCGGTTCTTCTACGTTCCGAAATGTTCCAAGGCAGACCGCGACGGATCGCCTCATCCGACCATGAAGCCCACGGCCCTCATGCAATATCTCTGCCGACTTGTGACCCCGCCGGGCGGGACCGTCCTTGACCCGTTCACCGGCAGCGGCAGCACCGGCAAGGCCGCGATGCTGGAGGGGTTCAACTTCGTAGGTTTTGAGCGCGAGGCCGAGTACGTCGAGATCGCACGCCGCCGCATCGCGGAGGCTGCGGCCCGGCCCATGCTGGAGGGCATCAAGTGACGCGCCTGTTTACCCTCGCCACGTCCGAGCTTATTCGCATGGCCCTAGCCGGTGAACTCGGCCCGCGCGAGGTCTGGACCGCCCTGCGCGGGGCGGAGAAGTACCGGCGTGCCGTGGCCGACGGGGACGTGGCAGACCCGGCCACGCAACAGGCCCGCGCGGATAAGTGCTGGGCGTGCCCGTCCAGTACCAGCCGGACAACGGCGGCGAACGCGACGGGCGTGTTCTGTGGCACGCCGTTCCGTGATGGCGTGATGACCTGCGGCTGCCTTGTCTCGGTGCGCATCGAGGGCAAGACCTACGCGGGCGGGAAGACCGTGGTAGCGTCGGAGGCGTGCCCGCAGGGGAAGTGGTGAACCTGTAAGCAATCGTTACAGGTTGCTTTTGCAAAAGCAAACGAAAGGGGTTGCAATGGACGAGGTGGCAGCGGTCAAGCACGAACGCCAGAAAATCTACGGCCCGCCGCGCGAGAACCACGAAGGCATCGCGGCGGCTTGGACCGCCCTGCTCCAGCCGTGGCATATCGAGATCCGGGACGGCAAGCCACTCCCGCCGCACGTTGTGGCCCTGTGCATGGCGGCCATGAAAATGAACCGGATGCGGCGCGTGTACCACGCCGACAACTTCACGGACATTGCGGCCTATCTCAGTTTCGTGGCGGAGTGGCAGCCTGACGCGCCACTCCCGGCATCGGTCGAGGGCACAACGTAAGGGGCAAGGCATGGCGACGAAGACGGAGCGGTTCGTAGTCATTAGCGATTCGCACGGGGACCAGCTAGACCCGGCAGCGTTCGCGGCGGCCAAGTCATTCGTGGACGAGTTCAAGCCGGACCATCGCATCCATGCCGGGGATGTGTTCGACCTGCGGTGGCTCAGGTCTGCCGCGACCGACGAAGAGAAGTACGACGACGTGATAGCCGACATCGAGGGCGGCCTGTCCCTGCTGGACTGGTACAAGCCCACGGCGGTTGTGTGGGGCAACCACGATGCGCGGCTGGCCCGTGCCGTTGGTGGCGTGCAAGGGGCAACGCGGGCATTGGCCGAGATGTTGGTGGACCGTATAGCCGACGCTATACCGGCGGGATGTTCGGTCCACAACTACGACAAGCGGAGCGGCGTGTACCAGCTCGCCGACTGGCGAATCATCCACGGCTACTCATGCGGGGCCACGGCCATCCGCACGGCAGCGGCCACCTACGGCAACGTGATGATGGGGCACCTGCACCGGGTCGAACGGGTGCAGGTCAACGGCATCGAGGACCGCATCGGCATGTGCATCGGGTGTCTGTGCCGCCTGGACCTGCCCTACAACGCGGCCAGCCTGAACACCCTCCAGCAGCGGCACGGGTTCGCGTATGGATTCATCATCAACGGCAGGGCCATCGTGTTCCAAGCCCAGCCGGTTGGCGGCGTGTGGGTCTTTCCGACAGAGTTCCGAACGATGGGAGCAAGCGATGGCGAAGGGAAAAAGCGTGGTAGGTGAGGACGTGCTGGCGGCGGTGCGGGCAATGCTGGACAAGTCCAACACTTCGGACGCGAAGACGTTGAAGGAGTGGGCAGCCGCATGGAACATCCCAACCCACACGGCAGAGGGCATCGTGGGCAAGGCTATCGAGGCCGGGCTGATGACCCCGACCAGCGTGGTACGGAAGGACATGGCCGGGCGCAACGGGTGGCGGCCCGCGTACTGGATCGCCAAGAAGCCCAAGCCCTAGATGACGATTGGCTGTCCTGCCTGGCCTGCGGGCTGCCGTTCGCGTTGTGCGAGTGCTACATAGACCTGTAGCGGGCCGGTTCCACCAGAATCCGAACGGATTAGGCTTGCGGTCGGTATGGCGCAAGTGGCGTGGTTGCATGGGTTTACGGGCATGTTGAACAAATGTTGTACGAAATAGTGGGCAAGGGGTGGCGGGGTGTCGATAGGTGTGGTATCTTGATGGGGTCGGAAGCACGCACCACGAACCACGAAGGGAACCAAGCAATGACCAAGTTGATCCAGTCAATCGAAACCGGGGCCGCAGCAGCAACCAACCGCCAGCAGTACCTGACCATTCAGGCCGAGAACACCAAAAAGATGATCGCCTATCTGCTTTCGTACCCGTGGATCACCGAGGCCCACTACGGCATCAAAGAGGAGCGGGCACTTCTCGCACACATCGAGGGCATGATGGCCTAACCATTTAGCCCGCACCCGAAAGGGTCTGGGCTGGTTTTTCTGAACACGCCAGCCAAAGGATTTACCGTGGACTATTTATCAAAGGCGTATCTAGAGCGGCTTGCAGATTCTGTGGGCGGACTTATTGGGGGCGTAGTTCCAGACTGGAAGGCCGCTTGCGTGGTAGAGCAAACAAAAGACGGCGCCTGGTCTGTTGTTAGCCCGTCGGGTCGATACCACATGGACAGAGACGGGCGGGCGTGGTATCCATTCACCGATTACGGCGACGGACGCAGGGGTGTTTACGGAGCCTTTTTGACTCGCAGGAGTGCTTACGTAGGTTTGGCCTGTGCTGTCATGCGTCCTCCCGATTGGATTGTCTACCCCCCCCCCCCCCGCCCGCCCCTGAAAAGGGCCGGGCCGGTTTGCCCACAACGTCCGCACCACAACGAAGGGAGCAGCAATGGAAACGAATCTGACCCAAGAGTACCTGGACCGCATCACCCGCTCAGTCGGCGGCACCGTCGCCAAGCCAGCCCAGCCCAACGTCCGGTCAGACGCGGCCAGCCAGAACGAGGCTGCTACTGCGGTGGCTGGGGCGGGGCCGGGCGACTGGCGCAACCAGTG